ACACGCAAATTATCTCCACAATCATTACAAGAAGAACTTGAAGCTAAATTTCGTGATAATCCAATAACTATTCCAGTCAAAATTGAAATAGATGAGGAAGAAGAATTATCAATTGATGATGAAAAGTTCTTAGCTAAAGCAGACGAATTAAGAAAGAATGTTGAAAGTGTAGTTAATAGTTTACGTAATGCTTTTGTTACTCCAGAAGAACAATACAAACAAGAAACAGACGCATTAGAATTAGCATTAAAAACTAAGCTTATTTCCCAATAGGAATATAACAAGTTATCTGAAGCTTTACAAAAAGAGCATAATGATAAAATGAAAGTTTTAGCTATAGCAGAGTCACAGGTATGGATGTCTGCTTTAAGTAATCTTGGTAGTGTATTTGCTTCTATGGCAGATATGATTGATTAGAGTACAGAAGAAGGTCAAGAAAAATATAAAGCTTTAATGTACACTTCAACTATAGTTTCAATGTTAGCTGGTATTGGTGGTGCAATTGCATCTGCATTTATGCCAGTTAACGCAGGAATGACTATTTTCGGCCAAATTGCAATGGCTGCTTCTACATCAGCTTCAGTTTTAGCTTCAGGTATTGCACAATTATTACAAATTAAGAATGCTAATCAAAATAGCACATTAGGTGGTACAGGTTCATTCGCAAAACCAAATACATCAGCAATTACTTCAATAAATGCACCTGTTCAATATACACAAGACGTTCAAGGTGCTTCTATAGAAGGTGCAATCAAAAATACTAGAGTATATGTGACCGAGGCTGATATTTCTTCAACTCAAAAGAAAGTTGATGTTGCTGAATCAGAAGCAAGATATTAAAAATATACATTATTGAATTATGATTTACTTAGGAAAATATTATGAAGATTTAGGTGTTAATACTGATTTGAACATTACAAGAACTGAATATATCTATAGTGAGCGTGCTGCAATGTATAGATTAGTTCTTGTTAATAACATAACAAAGCAAGCTTTTAGTTATGACACTGATGATGGTATGGAAGAAACAAGCAGCAATCCATATTATTATACATTTACTAATATTGATACAGATATTTTAAGTGATGGTGAATATACATACACGTTATATGAAAATAATGCTCAAGTTGCTTCTGGATTGTTAACATACCGTAAAAATGCACCTGATAATAAAACAGTTTATGAAAATCCAACCGAATATGTGGTTTACAAATAAAAATTAAATGTCTAGTTATGAAAATTTATTATGCTAAAATAAACGAAGATGAAAAGCTTGGTTTGTATACTGTTTCATTTGTTGACAAACCTGCTGTAGAAACACAATATTTATGCTTTGAAGATAAAAACACAAAACCTATAATGTTGGCAAAACAAGCTGAACAAATAGTTTCAGGTGTTGCATTGCGTGCAGATTTTCCAATTTATCGAGAAGATGAAAATGGTAATCCTTATTATGTAGTATTTACTAAAGAAACTATAAAACAAATGGTTCAACGTTATGCTAAGAATCAAATGCTTAATAATGTTGATTTACAACACGATGGGAAATTAGTAGATGGTGTTTATATGGTTGAATCATACATTGTTGATAAAGAACGTGGTATTTGTCCTGTTGAGTTTTCTAATATTGAAGATGGTTCTTGGATAGTTTCATATAAAGTTGACAATACAGAATTATGGAATCAAATAGTAAATGGAAACAACTTAAATGGTTTCAGCATATCTGCATTGGTTAATTTAGGTGATACTAAATTTGAAAAAGTTGAAGAAAATGAACCAGAAGAAAAAAGCTCACTTGACTAGTATATTGAAGATTTACTAAAAAAGTGATAGCATTTTTATATTTCTATTAGAATTAAATAAAAAATTAGATTTTCATATATGAAAAAAGAATGGCTACAGTTGAAAAGAATAATTATGAAGCTTGCAGAGCTTCCAACTGACAAAGGTGTTCTAGTTTCTGATGATGAATTAGACGTTGACCGTTTAGTTTATGTAGAAGATGAAAATGGTGAATTAGTAGCTGCTCCAGATGGTGAATATGTTGCTGAAGATGGTAGAGTAATCGTGGTAGCAGAGGGTAAAGTGGTAGAAATTCGCGAAGCTGAAGCTAGCGAATCAGAAGCAAAACCTGAAGAAGCACCAGCAGAGGAACAACCAGCTGAAGAAGCATTAGCTGAAGAAGCTGAAGAAACTCCATCAGAAGAACCTGAACAAGAACCTGAAGCAGATGAAAAGGATGCAAAAATTGCAGAACTTCAAGCTCAAATTGACGAATTAAATAACATCATCGCTGAAAAAGATGAAGAAATCGGCAGACTTAAAGCTGAATTAGAGAAATCTGATGCAGAACCTGCTGAAGAACAACTAAAATTACAAAAAACTGAAGAAAAGAAGTCTTGGGTCTATAAGCCAAGATTCTGATAAAAAATTATAAAAATTTAATAGATTAAAATTATGGCATTTGTAGTAAACTCATTACCTGATTATGTTGAACAACATAAAGGTGAACTTTTATCAAAAGCAATTCTTGGCTTCGAGACCAAAAGATACATCAACGATATGCCTGGTGTAAAATATAAAGAAGCTTTGAATATTTTAGCTACTGACCCAGTACTTCAAACACGTACTTGTGGTTGGGATGCATCTGGCAACGTTTCTTTTACACAACGTGTTATGACTGTTGCACCTTATAAAGTAAATATGTCTCTTTGTGAGGAAGATTTAAGAAAGAAATGGATGCAAGACGAACTTCGTACAGCAGCTGGTGCAGAGGTTCTTCCTTACGAAGAAAAAATTGCAAATAACATTGTTGAAGGTGTTAACAAACAATTAGAGGATCTTATCTGGAATGCAACTGATGCTTCTAACGGTTTTGATGGTCTTTTAACTATCGCTAATGCAGAAGTAAGTATAATTGATGCTTCTAAAGGTGCATCTGATTATGAAACAGCATTAAATGTTTACAAGAAAATTCCTGCTGAAGTATTAGGCAAAGCTGAAATGTTCTGCGGTCGTGAAGTATTTGCATCAATCGTTCTTGAAATCACTGCTAAGAACTTATATCATTACAACCCAACAATTGACGATGCACAAACTATCATCCTTCCTGGAACTAATACACGTCTTCACGGTGTAGCAGGTTTAAATGGTGCAGGTCAAATCTTAGCTGCTGACCCAGAAAACTTATTCTATGGTTTTGATGGTGAAGCTGATGCAGATACATTTGATATTTGGTACTCTAAAGATAATCAAGAGTTCCGTGTAGCAATCAAATTTAATGCTGGTGCATAGATAGCATTCCCAGACCAAGTAGTTGTTTCTGAGAAATGATACTAATTTTAACAACAAAACCGAGGGTTGGTAATACGGCCAACCCTCACAATTAAATCTACAAAAATTAAACAAATTAATAACTATGGCTTGTACATCATATACATTAAGTGGATTAAATGCAGGTTGCAAGGATTCAATAGGTGGTGTTGCTAAAATTTGGTTAGCAGATTCAGATTCTGTTTCTTGGACTATTGACCCAACATCTAAACAAATCAAACCTGATGCAACTACAGCATTTAAAGTATATAAACTAAGACGTGGTGCAGCTTCAGCAACTTCTAATTGGGTAGTAAATGATAATAACGCTTATTCTCAAACAGATTTAACAATGAATATTGCTAAAATGGAAACTTCTAAGAGAATGGAAGTAATGGGAATGCTAATGGGTCAAACTACCGCAATCGTTAAGGATATGAACGGTAAATATTGGGCACTTGGTACAGATAGACCTCTAGAAGCTACAGCTGGTACTGGTGAAACAGGAACTGCTGCTTCAGACCCAAATCAATACACAGTTTCTCTTCAAGACGAAGCTCCAGAATTTCCTTATGAAGTTGTTGATACAACCACTATAACAGCTCTTGAAGCAATAACAGTTGCATAAGTTTATATACAAACTATTCCGAATGTCACTAGATTCACTTCTGGTGACATCTTTTTTGTTTTTAATATGTTTATATTACTTTAATAATATAATTCATCTAGATAAATATTAAAAATTAACGTATATATGATAGACAAAGAACGATGCGAAGAGTACATTTACTCTGATGAACTTCCATTCTAAATTAAAAAGAGAGCCTTGAAAGCTCTCTTTTCTTTTTGCTAATAAATTATATTACTTATTAGTTTCGCATCATTCTGGGGCATCCTGTATATCCGGAAATAACTTCTGTTGCGGACTTTCCAGAATAATATCACTACCTTGTACGTGGACTAATGGACAGTTATTAGGCCATTTGGTGCACTCTCTTAAATCTACACCATCAGGGCAGCCGTGTTTCTTTAAGCATTCTGATGTTAGTGGTGTTACCATATCAGTCTGTGGTTTGAATGTAATACGTTAAATCATCGCCTTTAAGGTTGTCAAGACACC